AATGGTTTGAACAAAGAATGGGAAAGATAACCAGTTCAACCGTATATAATTTAATGATTGAGCCAAAGTTAAAATCTGAAGCAGGTAATTTATCTTCAACCACTAAGGAGTATTTAACAACTAAACTTGCTGAAAGGTTAACCGGTGTACAAAGAGAATTTACAAGCAACTCAACCAATCACGGTTTAGAATTAGAGAATGAAGCAATTAAATTCTATGAAGGTAAAACAGGATTAAGTATTAAGTCCGGCGGTTATATAGAAATGATAACCGGATTATATGGTGGCACTCCTGATGGGTTAATAGAAGGCGGTGGAATCATACAGGTCAAATGTCCTTATAATTACACTAATCACATTAACAATGGTTTAATTGAAGGTCAGGAGTATTTCAAAAAGAACTATAAACAATATTACTGGCAATGTCAAAGCGATATGATGATAACTCAAAGTGAGTTTTGTGATTTTGTTTCGTATTGCCCTGAGATTGCAGATAACCTTAAAATGTTTATTTTTAGAATAGAGGCTAATATTGAGGATATGGAATTACTTTTATCTAAGATTAAACAGGCAGGAGAATATATGAATAACCTTTATAACCAATTAACTAATGGTCGATAACCTAAAAACAATTTTAAAGTACATCCAAATTTATACTAATTGCAGTAATTACGATCTTGAAAAAATTGCTTTATTATTTACTAGATATCCTTTAGAGAAAGTAAAAGTAAAGGTAATTGAAAAACAAGTAAAGCAATTTGTTAAGAAACCTAATGAATTAGAATACTGGACAATCAATTACCTTAAAGAAAATAATATAACATACGAACAATTAACAGAGAATAACCGTAAATACGAAACTGTTAAACAAAGGTTTAATTTTTCAAAAGCTGCAAGAGAAAAAGGATTTACTTTAACCGATATTGGAAAGAAATTAAAGATGCACCATTCCAGTATTATACACCTTGTAAACCATTTTAAAACATAAATATGACAACACCTACAAATCAGAATGCAGAAGTACTAAATGTACTTTTAACTGAAAAAAGCACAACAAGTTTAAATCTTGTAATGAATGGTATTTTAAACCCAACTGCAAGGATATCTTCTTTGAGAGCAAAGGGAGTAAATATTATTTGTAGATTTATTAACCACACTAATAAGTTTGGAAGATCTATCAGGTACGGCGAATTTTCAGTTTTAAACAAAAAAGATTCAAGAAGAATCTACAACGAAATTAATTAATTAACTTGGGGTGGTTAATTGCCACCCCTTAAATTTAACTTATGATTAACATAAAAAAAGATATTTTAGAATATAAAATAAATAATTCGGCAAAGATTTTTTATATTTACTTAGAGCATACCAAACGTACAAATAAATCAAATGCTTACTATGCAGATGCTTTTGAAGTTTCTACAATGACAGTAAACAACTGGTTAAACGAATTAAAAGATACCGGATTAGTAGAGGTAACATTTGAAGATAACAAACGTAAAATAACAATCAATGAATAAAAGTTATTATTTTAGTCACGATTATAATTCGGCTAACGATGTTAAAATTTTATTTCTTAGGCAGCAGTTAGGGATGGAGGGTTATGGTATTTATTGGTTTTTAGTTGAGAATCTTGCACAAGCCGGTGGAATATTACCACTAAATATTACACCAGTTCTTGCGATGCAAATGCAGACAAATGAAGTAAAAGTTAAAGCAGTTATTGAGGAATTTAATTTATTTACTATCGCTGAAAATGGTTTCTTTTCTAGGAGATTAAACGATCATTTAGGACTAAGAAAAAAGCTAAGCGATAAAGGTAAATTAGGGGCAGCTTTACGTTGGAAAAATGGGGGGGCTATTACCCTCCCTAATGGGGAGGCTTATGCAAAGAAAGAAAGTAAAGAAATAAATAAAGGGGATTTTTTATCAAAAATAGTTCTTTAATACAAGTTTAGTTATTAATTAAGTATAATTATCATTTAAAAGCATTTTAAGATATCAAGGTTTGATTTAAAATAACTTTTGAGGCAATCTATCACGAATACATTAACCAACCTAAAAACAGGCTTAAAATGGCTAAAACACCACCAAACAACAAAGATGTCGAAGATAGAATTTTAGGAGTACTTTTGATCGAACAAAATTCAGTTCATACATATATAGCAAAAATTACAAGTGAGTTTTTTTACCAAAGTAAAAACCAATTAATCTTTAAAGCAATTCAGGGATTATATGATAAAATGTCTGCTATTGATATAGTAACTGTATCACAATACTTGACAAATAAAAAAGAAATGGATTTAGTTGGCGGTGCTTATGAGATCGTAAAGTTAACTAATAATGTAACAGGCAGCAGTTCAATGAATGACTGGATATTAATACTGCAGCAAAACTACTTAAAAAGAAAAGGAATTATAATAGGTCAGGAATTAATTAATGATTCTTATGTAGGCGAAATAGAAAACCATTTAAATAATGCAGCTACTAAGATTTTAAATGCTCAGGAAAGCATCTATAAAAATAGTGAGAAAGGGATGGCACATTACATAATGTCTTTATCTAAAGAAAGGGATGCAGTAATTGAGAATGGACAAATAGGAATAGATACAGGATGGCAGAGTTTAAATAAATATATAAGCGGTTGGGTTAATCCTGATCTTATAATCTTAGCAGCAAGACCGGCACAAGGTAAGACTGCTTTTATGCTTAATGCAATCCTAAATGTTTTAAAACAAGACAAGCCAGTAGGGATATTTAGTTTAGAGATGAGTGGCGAACAATTAGTTAACAGGTTAATAAGTTTGGATTCAGGTATTGCACATTATTTATTAAGAAATAATAATCTTACAGAAGCACATAAATTTATGCTAATGGCTTCTGAGGATAGGTTACAAAAAGCAAAATTATACATTGATGACACACCAAGTTTAAATATTAGAGATTTAAGAAGCAAGGCAGCAATACTAAAAAGAAAATACCAAATTGAGTTCTTATGCGTTGATTATCTGCAACTTATGAGTGGAGTAGATAGGAAAGGAAACAGGGAAAGTGAGATAGCAGAAATTAGTCGAGGATGTAAAATAATAGCAAAGGAATTAAATATACCAGTACTTGCATTATCTCAATTAAGCAGAGCAGTTGAAAGCAGGAATGATAAGATGCCACAACTTTCAGACCTTAGAGAAAGCGGAGGTATAGAACAAGATGCTGATTCGGTTATCTTTTTAATGCGACCGGAGACCTACGGAATAAGAGAAATAGAAGTTGATGGTATGACACATAATTCAGAAGGCAAATGTATAGTTAAAATTGCTAAAAATAGGCACGGAAGTTTAAAAAACATACCATTCCAATTTATTGGAGAAAGAATGGAATTTAAAGAATTATTATGAGAGTATTAATAGCTTGTGAAGAAAGTCAATCAGTATGTATTGAATTTAGAAAATTAGGAATAGAAGCATACAGTTGTGATATTCAAAAATGTTCTGGAGGTCATCCTGAATGGCATTATCAAGAAGATATTTTCAAGGTCATTAATAAAGGTTGGGATTTAATGATAGCCTTTCCTCCTTGTACTCATTTAGCAGTAAGTGGTGCAGCCTGGTTTGAACAAAAAAGAAAAGATGGAAGGCAACAAGAAGGTATTGATTTTTTTATGCAAATAGCAAATGCTTCAATAGATAAAATAGCAATAGAAAATCCTGTAGGTATTATGTCAAATATTTATAAAAAACCTAGTCAAGTTATTCAACCTTATTATTTTGGAGATGAAGCACAGAAAACAACTTGCTTATGGTTAAAAAACCTACCATTATTATATCATAATGATAAGCCAAACCTTTTTGATAATGTAGTTACACATACTTCTAATGGAGAGTTTTTTGAATGGGTAGATGGTAAGACAGGTAAAATAAAAAAGCAACCATTATGGTTATACAAAGCATTTACTAAATCAAAAACAAAAGATGAGATATCAAAGTTAAGAAGCAAAACATTTCCAGGAATAGCAAAGGCAATGGCTAATCAATGGGGTAGTTATATTTTAAATCAAAATTATTAGTGTAAATTTAATAATTATAATTCGGCATATATCCGACATATCAGCCATTTTATAACATTCCAAATAATAAAATTTAATTGAGATTTGGCAGGATATAAAATGTTAATTTAAGAAGTTATATTGAGTAAATTTAGGAGTTATACTGCGCAAATTGTAAAAAAAGTAAACTATATTTATACTTTAAGTATAAAAATAAGGAAAAAAGTAAACCAATAGCTGTACTTATTTTACAAAAAGACAAGGTATTACTTTACATTTTGCATGAATTTTAAAAAAATATTGATGCAATAACTAGTCATTAATGTCACAATTTTAGGTTAATGTGTGACTTATAAGACACATTACAAAGTGCAATATCTTGCATTATTGCACATACAAAAGTGCATAATACAACTTATTGTACCAAAAAGTGCATTATGCGACACTTTAAGTGACATAAAAATTAGGTGCAAAAGAATATAAATAGGCGTAAATTAGGAATAAAGTTCTAAAAACATATAATTT